ATTCTCATGGGAGTACCTTGCTTCGTGGAAAGGACAATCTTTCGGTTGTGAAACTCGGCAATTTCCAAATTTTCAATAGCGTCGGTAATTTTAGACATTATGCTAATTGATTAACCGATTAAAACTTTAAGCTGAACAAGCGACACACTCGGGTTCAACTGAACTGAATTGGTCGGGCTTTCGCCTTTGATCGGAGATAGTACATTCCGGTTTTGAGCCCCTGTTTCCACGCGTACATATGCATAGAAGAGAGCTTGGACATCGTTGGACTTTCCATGAATAGATTCATACTTTGACTTTGATCAATGAAGCGACCACGATCTGCGGCCATGTCAATGACATCTTTCATCTTGATTTCCCACACTGTGCGGTAGAGATTCTTGATATCATCTGGGATATCTGAGATATTTTGAATGGAACCACCCGCTTTCACCATGAGATCCTTCATATCCTTGGACCAGAGACCAATCTTCTTGAGGTCATTGACGAGGTGCTTGTTGACAATGACAAACTCACCTGCGAGGGTTCTTCTCAGGTAGATGTTTGTTGTGTATGGTTCAAAGCATTCATTATTACCCAAGATTTGTGCGGTGGAGGCTGTTGGCATTGGTGCCATCAAAAGACTGTTACGAAGACCCTTCTCCTTGATGCGTTCCTTGAGAACATCCCAGTCGTAGTTGAGCTTGGTTTCACCTTCCCACATATCAAACTGAAGCACCCCTTGGGACGCGGGAGAACCCTCAAATGTCTCATAGGAACCTTGGGCTTCAGCCAATTCACAACTCGCCTCCAGGGATGCGTGATACATGGTTTCAAAGATACGAGCATTCATCTCCTTGGCTTCATCTGAATCAAATGCGTAGCGGCATAAAATAAATACATCCGCGAGACCTTGAACACCCAAACCAATAGGTCTGTGTCGCATATTAGACTTTCGCGCAGTCTCAACGGGATAAAAATTTCTGTCAATGACTCGGTTTAGATTTTTGGTAACAATCTTTGTGATTTCATGAAGTTTTTCATAATCAAAAGTGCGAGTCTCTTCATTGACATACTTTGGAAGGGCGATTGATGCCAAATTGCAAACAGCCGTCTCATCCTTATCTGTGTACTCTAAAATTTCCGTGCAAAGATTTGAGCTCTTGATTGTTCCCAAATTCTTTTGGTTACTCTTCTTGTTACAAGCATCCTTGTAAAGCATATATGGTGTTCCAGTCTCCGTCTGTGATTTGAGAATAGCCTTCCAAACATCGGCGGCTGGTACAGTCGCATTGGCTCTACCCTCCTCTTCATACTTTGTGTAGAGGGCTTCAAACTCCTCACCCACCGCGTCGGAGAGACCTGGTGCCTTGTCTGGACAGAAAAGAGACCATTGACCACCCTCCTCAACCCGCTTCATGAAAAGGTCTGGAATCCACAGGGATGAAAAGAGATCTCTACACCGAGCCTCTTCGTCACCTTGGTTGAGTCGTAACTCAAGGAACTCCATGATATCGGCATGCCATGGTTCCAAGTAGACCGCGATGGACCCCTTGCGACGCCCCGCTTGATTTACATAGCGCGCTGTGGCGTTAAATACGCGAAGCATTGGAATAATACCATCTGATTGACCATTTGTCCCCCGAATACGAGATTTATTGGCTCTCACATCATGGATGTGCATCCCAATACCCCCAGCCCACTTTGAGATTTGCGCACACTCCGTAAGAGTTCCATAGATACCGTTGATTGAGTCCTCCTTGTTGGCGATAAGGAAGCAACTGGACATCTGCGGTCTTGGTGTACCAGCATTGAAGAGGGTTGGTGTTGCGTGAATGAACATACCTTGGGACATCTTGTCGTATGTCTCCAAGACAGAATCAATGTCTTCCCCGTGGATGCCGATTGCGACCCGCATGAACATGTACTGTGGGGTTTCCATGAGGATGCCATCGAGCCGTTGAAGATAGCTCTTCTCAAGGGTTTTGAGACCAAAGTAACCAAAATCATAGTCCCGCTTCGTATCAATATCGTCCCTGACACGACCAGCGATGCGTGCGACTTCTTCAGTCACAATACCCGCTTTTGCCAACTTCTTCATAGCGATGTGGAAGTTATTGGGACAGACCTTCTGGATGTTACTGGCGGTGATTCGGGTTGCGAGTATTTCATAGTCTGGGTCTGATGTAATCAAACCGATACAGACTTCTGCGGAAAGGGTATCAATCTCCTGAACGGTAATACCATCGTAAAGGGATGAGGCAACTTGTTGGGCAACCTTGGAAGAGTCGCAATTTTCTGAGAGTCCGTATGTTAGATTCTTGATCCTATTGGTGATGTTATCAAATTTCATATCCTCAATACGACCTGAGCGCTTAACGACTCTCATGTTTACTAATTAGTCATCGTGTTTTATTTTTAACTTACTTGAGGCACTTTTCAATATCACCACTTCGCACCTTGACTGTACCGAAGGTTTCAAACTTACGATCCTTCTGGAGAAGGTAGGTGTTGTTGAAGAAGCGACCTTCTTCACCTGGCTTACTCACTGGAGCATATGATCCAACGAAGCAGGCTGGGGGTTGGCATGGAATTTGCTCAACATTTGTGGGTTTGTTGGCATAGGCTTCGTCGAAGTCGGCGATGTTCAACATTTAGTATTTACAGAGTTTTTTTTCCAGGTCTATATTAAATGTGTGACAACCTCCACCTCGACTCCCTCAAGCAGTGTGAGACTCCACTCAACACCCTGTTCTTTTCTGAGTTCAACCAAAATCTTCTCCAGCGTGGAATTCGTCAGGCGTTCAAGGATAAGACTGGGATTGCGATTGATCGTCAAAACCCAGATGACCTGTATAGCATTATGCGGGTTGTTTTCATCAACAACTCGGGCGACCACAATTCTCGCGTGAACGAACAAGTCAAGTTTATGAATGGACGGGTCATTGAGACTGCCTTGGGTCAAATTCAAACCGGTGTTTCCCAATATATGGCGTATGTCAAAGACATTGATACTATCGCTACACCACTTGATCAACCAATCAATACCAGTACCGTTGGTAAAAAGATTGGCAAAAATAACAAGATTGGTATCAATTAAAGTTTTGGGTCGTTGACAAAGTAAGATGAGCCTCAATTATTATAAATCGGAGACTGAAAAAGTATGTAAATCAAAGGGATGGGACCGAGCCGCTGTAGATACAGTATGGCTTCTCCTGACCGAAGAAGTTGGTGAACTTGCTTCGGCTATTCGCCAATACAAAAAGACTTACAAAAAGATTGGGCTCAAGAAGGAAAGGGGTACGGATGTTATGATGGAGATGGGTGATGTCTTCAGTTACCTCTTCCAATTGGCCCATATGTTAGATGTTGACCTCGATAAGATGTGGGATGAACATCGATCTAAAATGAAAACTAAAAAATATAATCTGAAGTAAAAGTAACTATGAGTAAGTACATGCTCAATGATGAAGATGCCATCAATGATGTCAACCCATTTGTCTCCCATGATTTCTCCCTTCCAGGGGGTGTGAGACAGACGGGCAACTTTGAGGATTTCACTGAAATGCGAAATGAGCCAGGTATTCCAGAAAAGGAGCGTAGTGTCTACTGTGACTATGGTCTGTGTGCTGAATCTAAGGGTGCCTGTTCTTTATCTAGACCAGTTCACCCACGAAGAAACATTGACACTGGTTTCACAAAGAATGATAGAAAGTTTATTGAGCGCGTTGTTGTCGGTGTCGCCAAGAATCCAAAGTTCTCCATTGTGGGGGCTCTCATCTGCCTTTTGGCTATTGCTCTGATTCTATACTACGCAAGACGCTAAAGAAATATTCAAGTCTTGATTCATTTGTCGTCCTTTGTACCATATCCATCAGCGTATCTTCACAAAACTTCCGGATAAACTCCCTCTGCCAAGCACTCTTAATATTAATCCAAGGTGGCTGGAAGGTGGAATCTAAAATAGTACTCGCGTAAGCTGTCCGAATGTATGTATGTACACTGCGTCTATCGGCCACAATATTTTCAAGGGCCAATTCGGCCATTTTTTGGCGGGCTTCAAGGGTCTTTTCACACATCGTGTCTAAGAACTTTTCATATGGAATAGACTGTGTTTTGGAATTGAGCACAACCCAATCGGCGAGGGGCTTTGTGTTAATGTAGTCTACATAGGTCTCATAGCCCTTACCCCTCACAAATCGCTCATACTGAATCTCAACATATTCCAATTCAGACTCAACATCGTAGACAGCCTTAGCTGACTTGATGAAAGATGTCATTTTGATCTACAGACGAACATAATCTCTAAGTAATGTAAAAGATGTCCCAGGAAACATGTGGAGCTAACCTAAGTCGTCATTTGGTACTTAAAAACCAAATAAAGACGAGAGAAAGCTACACGCATGTATTCGGCTATTGCCAACAACAGTTTTTCCTACCTCCTCACCCTTGATGAGTTTAGGAAACAACTTCCCGACGAAACAAGACCTTCTTGGATAAAGATTACGACAATCACTATGGTCTCAAGCTTTATCCAAGACATTGACATAAAGAAACTTCGCAGCACCTTTGAGGAATTGGGGTCATACAAGTTGAAACGCGTTGGTACTGAAAGTGCCGCGGGGTTTGAATGGAAATTGAAACCGACAACTTTTTACAATCAAGTGACTCTCACATACCATGACAGTTACAGTACGAAGTCTGTCAAGGTTTTTCCGAATGGTTCTATTCAGGTCGCAGGATGCTGTGATCTCTTTGACTGTAAGAGGATTATCACCCAATTGACCCACATCTTCAAAACCTTTTTGGGAATGGAGATTCAAATGCCAGTGGATTCCTTCCGAGTTGTCATGATCAACTCCAACTTCTCCCTCAACTACAACATCAATCTCATGAGGGTGGCTCAACACTTTGAGAACCACTCCAAGATCTTTAAAGTCTCGTTTGAACCCGACAGATACTCAGCTGTAAAAATCAAGTTTCAACCGGCTCAAGATATGAAAGAAATTACGACGAGCATCTTCTCAACTGGCAAGATTATCATTACTGGTGCAGAGACCCTCAAAGAGATTGCCTTTGCGTACAATATTATCAATCAACACATCAACGACGATCCCCAAATTCGGGTCTCCCCAACCACTGAGACGGATGTCTTTGATACATTTTTGGGACACAAGTGTGAACCCATGGTTGAACACCTGAGAGCAAAGGGATTCAACTCCTGGCTCCAGACGATCACGAATAGACAAATTAATTTCTAATCCTAATTTAATAAAGATGTCTCAACGACTTGGAATGGCCGACGGGCGATGCTTCACCCTCAACTCCTCAGCCCAGCTTACCAATAACTACATCATGGAACAAAACAAAATTTCCCGCGAAGACAACTATAGCTACCGTCAACTTCTTCAAAAGCAGGGGCCAGAACTCCTCAATAAGATCCAAGAACAATCTCGTTCCAGCTGTGATCCATGCGACCGATACACCGATATGTCCAAGACTTATTAGACGGTGTGATAAATTTCAATAAAAACTTTAAAACCATACTCTAGAATGTCACAATGTGCCATATGTCTCAATGAGGTAAGGTCAACAAGGACCAATACCCCGATCCGTTGTGGACATATGTTTCATTCCCACTGTCTAGAGGAATGGAAAAGTAAAGGTAAGAATACTTGTCCCATATGTAGAAAAGTGTTTGACGTTTCAAAATTTAAGGTTACTGTGACGGTTCAGAACAATTACACAGCGCAGTCTAATGCTGTGTCATTGGAGAGTGAAGCCGTTTTCAATATAATGGATATATTTGATATGTCTTTTGATGTTGAAAATACAGTGGATTTAGACAGTCTTCTTGCGGACCTTGGGGTGAGTCTTTCCGACCTTGATGCCCTTGTCCTTGACGCAGAATGAGCTACAGTATCGCTCGTAGTTTAGACCAGGATAGTTCCTATCCGCCTTCCGAGGATCTTTAATCGCCTTGCCAGATGCATCAACCAGAAGCGGTCCCGTCGCCCACCCCCGCTTGTGGCTGAAGACACTAGCTCGGAAAACAATTCGCTTATTTGGTGCAAATTTACCAGCACGCTTTACGCGAGAGACTGGAACTTTGAAGAACTTTGCCACAGACTCTTGTGTGTCACCGGGTTTAATGCGATACTCCACAACACTGTGTTGAACATAGAAGTGGAAGTCGCCTTGACGAATGTAGTTTGTTGGTCTTCCAGGACACACAAACATCATGACTTTATAGTATCCCTTCTTACACTTTTCATTGGCTTTCACACGATAGATCTTTCCGGGGTTGTCGGAAAGAACCGCCTTTGGAAGTCCAGTGCAAGTTGTGTAATCATTTGGTTTATTTGAGAGACCCGAACGATCACCTGGGATTGATTTTTGCCACCTGTAGGCTTCATAGTCACCAACGGCATAGGCATAGCAGTTATTGTTACCTATACCAGTGGCAGTCCCCCAACGACGGTTGGTGAACTTTCTTTCAGAACCACTTGTGGGAAGAAGGTCCTTTTTCATTTGTAGTTGGTACAGAAAAAAATATAGCTATTTAGTAAAATGCAAGTCCTCGACCGTGTCGCCAAGTCTGAAACCAAGTCGGATATGCTCACCGAGCTTCTCCTCTTCATTCTCAATATTCTCATCGCGACCTTCGTTCTCCGATACGCTTGGAACCGATCCCTCGTGAAGCACATCACCATTCTCAAGCCAATCTCTACCATGCTTGATGCTTTCATCCTTGCCTTGTCCCTCAGCATTGTTCGGGCTTAGATTTCACTGTAACCCACAATCTTTTCGCCATTGGGACTTACGAGGGTTGGGAAGGCATCCATACCTGAGCAACCCTCTTTATCACAGTCCACAAATCGGTGAGGTTTTCCATTCTTCTTCATGTAATCTAACTGTTTACGAGTCCATCCACAGCCCATGGTCCCGTAAATAGTCCACTGTTCTCCGTTTGAAACTGACGCGCTGGCGCGTCTCTTTCCTGTTTGGGAGAGAATCAAAAGATCAACGAGTATGAGGACAGCAAGAAGCCACATAGTTTTATTATGTACAAATATAATAAATGTTGTCAACTGTATTGTCTATTGGAAACAAAAATGTTACGCTCAAGTACACCAGAAAAATGCCTCGTGGTGAAGTTGAACGGATGAAGTCATTCGTCACAAAAGGTGGGATAAAGCTCATCAAGACACCAAAGTTCAAGATACTTTCTATGGTTGATGAGGGTACGAAGAGGGTTTTTAAAGTTGTACTTTGATTACATATTTTTTATGAATTTACACATTTGTTCCTTAGTTAATTTTGGATCTAACTTGAACATCTTAACCAAATCTTCCTTTTTGTAGAGACGGCACTTCTTCTTTTCAATCTTGAGGTCGCCGTTCTTGTTTATGAAAACTCTTAGTTTTGGTTTTGGTGTCACCACTTTCTTTTCAGTTGCAATCTTTCTTTCTATACTACGAACTTGGTTCATGACAGATGGATCGCGTTTAGCAATACCAGGTCTCTTTGGTGGAATCTTCTTTTTGGCAGCTTCCTTTTCAAGAACAGCCTTGGCACGGCGAATGGCGCTACCGGTGGCGGGTTTGGCGACAACCTTTGGTTGTGGTTTGGGTGTCATAACCTTCTTTTTGGGTAAAATCGCCCGAAGAATACTACCTCTCTTCTTTGGTTGAAGGAATGGGTGATTCAAAATTTGATCGTAGGTTGGAAGATCATTATGTTTCAAACCAGGTCTCAGACGCCCAGATATAATATATGAATTGGTTGAACCAAGGTATTTTTCTGGAAACAAGTCCCTTATAAATCCCCTAACTTTTGTAAATTTTGTGTAGCGATAAATGATGTTGAGAATGTAATGAACATCATACATGTAGTGTGATCCCACATAAATACCGTCATTTTTGTATTCTCCACTTGTGACATTTGGATTTCTAATACCTTCGATTGTTGAAAGACCAAAATCAATTATGATTGGTTTGTTACCTTCCAATACAAGAATGTTATTCCAATGAAGATCATGATGTCTAAACTTTGGGTACTTCTCATGGATTCTCTTCAAGTTCCTGATAAGTTGTGAAATTAAGGAGCGATAGGCTTCGGGTTTTTGATCCTTTTTCATCCATTGCTGAAGACTTTGACCATTGATGTATTCAAAATAAAGCATGTCCCAACGATCACATGATTTAAAGTGGTACATACGAGGCACACCCATACCCTTCAGTTTTTCCGCTATACGAAATTCCATTCGAGCAGTCTCTTCAGTCGTCTCTTTGATCGCAACTTGGGTTTTGCATTCATCATCGATACATCCATAGAAAACTGTACCATGTGCACCCTTCCCAATCGCCCGGAGTCTGGTAGTAGCCTTATTAATTATGAGTGGATTCGTTTGGACTTTTGTAAAAAATTCCTTTTCCGGGTAGCACGCTTTTCGTCCGCGTATCAACTTCTTAACTTCTTCGCCGACTGCGTTCTTCTGAGCGTTGGTCTTGGCATTGTTAGCAATATGGACAAGGTCCGCAAGCTTCACCATACTTATTACAATCTAAGAAAAAGTTCTACGATACCACGTCAAGAGTGACTCCGGCCAATACTCTTCGTCTCCGTATTGAGCGTATATTTCCTCTGAGAGGGCATCTTTTCCTTGATATCCCATGACGTATTCTATGATGTCTAAGTTTTCATTTGCGATCGCACCCACCATAGTTGGGTACGAATAGAGCTCCATAATTTCTTCATACTTATGAAGACTGAACGCAGTTGAACATGTATTCATGAAAACCTCAAACATTTCAGTGGCAACCTCTTTGTCTTTGTGTGACGCAATCCGGTATGTCATATAATCTTCATGTTCAGTGGAACAATCCTCAACTCTCAATTCAATTTCATAGAGGATTTGGTGTTCGTTGGCACAAAGAATTGCGGCGTCACCGTGTTGGATGGCTCGTGCTGCTTCCATTTTTGGTTTGATTTTGTTATTACAAAGTGTGACTTAGGTTACTATAAAATTTTCATCATACCATTTTGAAACCTCCGGGGCGTCAATCTCATGAAGTAGTCTCTCCAGATATATTTCATCTACATGACACATAGCATGTTCAAGTAATTTTATATTTTGAATCTCAACTGAAGCACGCATGAGTGATTGTCCCATAAGCGCCATTATTTCACTCCAGTGGTATGGGGACATTTCGTCGCATACACTCTTAAATATCTGAAACAATATACGCCCTTTTGTATGATCTTTGTGTGATCCTATCTGATACATGAGGTAGTTATCAGTCTCATTCCTCATTTCATAATCAATGTACTCAACAATTTCTTTACCCCATGATTTAAGTTCAACATAATCACCTTCTTCAATAAGTTTTAAAAGATCTCTATAGTTCTTCTCATGACACATTTTAGCCCATATTTTTGTAAGTGAAAAGTTACTTAGGAGATTGAACATCTATTCTTAATTCTTCATGAGAAGTTTATCTCTTCTCATCAAGAAATGATGGATTCGTATTTTTCATTACAATTTGTATTTATTCTTCATCTACTTCTTCTTCGTCAATCTCAATATCTTCATCAACTTCGCCGGCATCTGGGAGGTCGAGACCTTGGAAAGCAAAGGATGGGAGCTTGGTGGATTGCTCAAGGAGAGCTTGTTGAAGACGGATCGTCACACCAAACTTGTTGTCAATGAACCAAATGGAACTGACATCAACAATAGCCATAGCCTTTTGTCCCTTCTCAACAGTGTCAAGGGGGACAGCCTCCTTTTGCATACTGTAAGCTTCTGGGACGAAAGTACCATCTGGCTTAGTGGCGATCTTAAGCTTGAGGGTAGATGGGTATGGCTCCTTACCTGGACGAACCATTGGCTTGTAGAGAGCCTCCCGAAGAACCGCGACATTGAACTCTTTACCGAGCCACTCCTTGGAGTTTTCAGCAACAGTATTGACAATGATTTCATCAAGTTCCTTCAACTTGTCGTGGAGTTCCATCGCTTCAGCATTATCAGTATCAAAGCTGAGGTCAAGAGAATAAGTAGTGCGTCCAGTGCCTTCGTCAGTAAAAGCACTGAGGCCATATGGCGAGCGCATGAAGGGGAGTTGAAGGTACAATTTTTTGTTGTCGCCACCGTTGAGGTAGACGGTCTTACCGCCATTCTTATTCTTACGAAGTTTTGAAAAGCCAACCGAAGCTGGGGAGAATTCTGAGGATCGTTGGATAGCAAGCGACATTGGTAGTGGGTATTATATATCTACTAAGAGGCTTGACTTTAAGTCAATTTTTTTGTCAACCTATGGTAAAAGATAATCATGGGTCTCTTTAAAGATTGTGGCTGTGGGTGCAATGGTCTGAAGCAACAGGAGAAGTTTGTGACTTCCCTCATCTCAGGTCTCACCTTTTTCATCATCGCGAATCCAGAAACTTTCCGACTCGTCAGGCGAGTCCTCGGTCCACGCATTGCGACCCCCAATGGTTGCCCATCAACCATGGGCCTCCTTGTACACACCCTCGTCTTCTCCCTCGTCGTGTGGGGTATGATGAATGTGAAGAAGGATCTTCCCACTATAAAGGAGATGGGTCCATCCGCGGGTTGCTCCGATTGTGGGAAGAACGGTGTTCCACCAAAGAGACAAGTTGATGTTGTCATGGAACCAGGTATGGTGGATGCGCCATTTGTTAATACAGGACTTGAACTTGAATCCCACGACATCAACGAAGAAGGTGGTGTATTCTAAAGTAAAAGGAACGAACGATCTGTGGTTTGTTCAATTTTTGAAAAATTAATACTTTTAATTTTTTCATGAATACTATTCACATGTTTATGGGTAATCGTAAAACAGTTTTCGATAAATATTTGACCGTTGTGTTCTACAATGAGAGGTCCGGGTCCGCCAACCACTGATTGTAAAATTGCGTGCATGTGTGCGTGCTTACTAGATATTTGTGTCTAATCTTTAAAACTCTTCATCGAAACCAATTTCGCCAACATCATCATCCAATTTCCCATAGTCCCCAACTCGCTTCTCAAAGAAGTTGGTCTTCCCATCAAGGCTAATGTTTTCCATAAAGTCAAATGGATTCTTCGCGTTCCAAATGGGTGGCACCCCAACTTGTTTGAGGAGACGATCCGACACATACTCAATGTACTCGGACATCTTCTCAGAGTTCATACCGATGAGATTACATGGGAGTGCGTCCAAGATGAACCCTTTCTCAATCTCAACCGCCTCTTTCACGATGGCGTGGATAGTTTCGGTAGTGGGTCTATTACGCAAAGTCTTGAAGAGCTCCACGGCAAACTCCTGGTGGAGACCCTCATCTCGGGAAATAAGTTCATTTGAGAAGCATAGGCCTGGCATGAGACCCCGCTTCTTCAACCAATAAATAGCGCAGAATGACCCGGAGAAGAAGATACCCTCCACACACGCAAACGCAAAAAGGCGCTCGGCGAAGGAGCGAGACTTTGTGTCAAACCATTTCATTGCCCATTTCGCCTTCTTCTCAATACATGGTACAGTTTGGATGGCTTCAAATAACTGCTTCTTTTCAGATCCATCCTTAATGTATTTGTCAATCAATTTTGAATATGTTTCGCCATGAACCATTTCATTATGGCATTGATATGCGTAGAATGAGCGCGCTTCGCTTATCTGCACTTCATCCGCAAAATTGTTATTGATATTCTCAAAAACAATTCCATCGGACCCAGCAAAGAATGCCAGGATGTACTTTATGAATTTCTTTTCATTTTCATTCAGGGTCTTCCAGTCGTCAAGATCTTTGGACAAATCAACTTCTTCCGCAGTCCAATTGCTCATTTGAGCCTTTTTATAGAGTTCCCAGAGTTGTGGATACTTCAGGGGGAAGACTGTAAATCTGTTTAGGGTGGGGGCCAGAATAGGTTCATACTCTCCCTCAACCCATTCTTGAAATTCAAAGTAGTTTCCGATGTGATGTCCGTCACGAAATATTTGAGGGTAGGAATCAAGCCTACCGCCACACAACTTTTTGAGATCCTCTTTCTCAATCATAACTTTTTCGTAATCTATCCCCTCCGATTCACACAGTGTGACGGCATGGTCGCAGTATTGACATCCTTCCTTCGAATAAATTGTGATTTTCATCTGTAGTATTATCGTTGATAATTTTTTGCCGGAAAACTCTAAGCATGATTGTGCCATCAGAAATAAACGAAAATGATATAGTGAAGCTACTGGTAAACGAAGATGATATAGAGGATGATTTTTTAGCCGTCGTGGGAATGAACACTGGCCTGGTCCTCGGGGTGCGTTATCTAAACCCTACTGAACTCATATATAAATCTGCCTGTGTCTATCAACTTGAAGACGGTGACATGAACCCTGCTCCATACGAAAGTGTGATGGAACATTACCCAAGTGGAACAACTTTTGAAGATTTGGAATTCAAAATGATTAAGGACGGTCTATATGCTAATCTAAATGAAATTGACATTGAAGATTCCGATTCTGAAATCTACGACGAAGATGAGAGTGATTCAGAGATGGATGATTTCATTGTACCAGATAACGAGATTGACGGTAAAGTAATTCCACCCTCCGACTATAAAGCCATAGACAAGGAATGGAATGCTTGGGAGCCAAGATCCCCAGGGGCACGCAGTTTTAAGGAAACTGTTGATGCTATTGAAGCCATGGCGAAAGCGCACGCGGATAACCTAAGTTTTGGTGCGTAATTACAAAAATCAAAAAAAGTGGACCAGATTCATACCATGATGCTGGCAGCTATCTGGTCCGATTTGGACCAATTATTACCCAAAAACAACCAACAAAAGCCAGTGAATACCAATTTTTGTCGCGAATGCTCGGGGGTGAAAATTATTTCACCCGAGGGTCTCCCAACTTGTTCGGAGTGTGGTCTCGTGGAGGACAACTTCGTAGATGACACCCCTGAATGGACAAGTGGAATAACCGATGATGGACGGGTGAATGACCCATCACGGTGCGGCAATCCAAACGCAAATCCCGAGCTCTTTTCCCAGAATTGGGGTAAGGGTACTATCATTTCAACACAGCGCTCATCAACTTATGAAAATAAGAGGATGGCAAAGATCAATTTTCACATGTCTATGAATCACAAAGATCGGTCACTTTTCCATGCGTACCGTGACATTGATGAGGCATGCCATACTCTACCAGATACAGTTCTGAAAGATGCTAAGATGATGTACAGGAAGTTCAATAACGAGAAATTGACCCGTGGTGCAGTGAGACTTGGCATCAAAGCCAATTGTGTACTTTACGCGTGTAGACTTGCACAATGTCCAAGAACAACGAGTGAAATTGCGGATATGTTTGGGATCCAATCAAAAGATGTTAGTCGGACAACCCAAATATTCAAAGACACCATTATGGGAGTCACCGAAAAGAACTATGTAACAAAGGCGTATGATGTGATGCAGAGACTTCTCAACTCTTTTGAGATAACGAGGGATGAGAGATACAGGTGTAACAAAATGTGTTCGGCGACGGATGATTGTGTGGAACTCATGAGTAAGACACCAAATAGCGTAGCATCTGCGATCATTTATATAGTGCTTGGGTCTGGTGTCACCAAGGCACAAGTATGTGAGAAATGCTCAGTATCTGTACCAACATTGAACAAAATAGAAAACATTATCAAAAAACACTTAGAGGCTAAAAACCTATTGTAATAAAGAATGGTTAAATTGTTTTTGTCCACTCCGTGCTATGGAGGTCTTTGCTTAGAAAGATACATGACGAGTATCGTTAAACTCCAACTCCTCTTAATGAAGGAAGGAATACAAATGTACCTTGATACCACGGAAAATGAGTCACTTGTACATAGAGCCCGAAATGTCGCAGTTGGTCGTTTTATGCAAAAAACGGATTGTGAATACTTCATGTTTATTGACGCTGATATTGACTTTGAAGCAGAGTCTGTGGTGCGGTTAATAAAGTCTGGGCATGATTTGAGTTGTGCATGCTACCCCAAGAAAGTTGTGATGTGGGAGCAGGCAGCTAAAGCGGTGAGAGAGGGTGACGAACGCAACATGGCTATGCTCTCTTCAAGTCTTGTCGTAAACTTTGGAGCTAATAGAATATCAGTTGAAAATGGCTTCATCCCCCTCCTTGATGGACCAACTGGCTTTATGGTTATAAAGCGGGATGTTTTCAAAAAGTTGGAGGAAAAGTTCCCAGAACTATGGTGTAAAAATGACCATCAAAATAGGGATTTTGATGAATACCACGCATGCTTTGACTGTATGATTGATCCCACTTCTCGTAGATATTTAAGTGAGGACTACGCTTTCTGTCGTCGGTGGCAGCAGTGTGATGGAAAAATTTATGCAGACATTAACACAACCCTTGGACATGTTGGAAACTTACCATTTAGTGGATGTCTCAATGATAGGCTTAAGGCTTAGAATCATATTCTATGTAATATGAAGATTTGTACGATTGTTGTAACTCGTTCAAAATCATGCGCCGTAAAGACACTTCATACAATTCTCAAACTTAACATTTTCTGTATTCAAAAAAATGTTCAGAATGAGATTTTATATGTGAATGACGACCCATTTGATAAAGTTGACATGATTCAAAAAGCTTTGACAAAATGTGACCGTATTTTCTTTGTTGACTTTGGTATCGGTGTGGACGAAGAATCTATTAAGCAAGTTTTTGGAGATCATGAGGGTATCGGTGCTTTAGTTTTCCCCGGTGTAAAAGATGGCATAGATTGGGGTCTCTTCAAGCATAAAGTCAGGGAGGGTTCATCCGAACCCGTTTCACAGATGGGTCTTAACTTTGATACCGATGTTGATAGAAAGATATCAAAAGATATATACACTGTCGCGAACACAAGTGCGCGATCATTTGTTATATTCACAAAGAATCTCATGAAAAATGCAAAAGATAAAAAGGGTAATGTCAATCTTCATGTAAAAATGTTTGAAAAGTTACGAGAACAGAAAGTGAAGATTCATGCATTTACAGCATCTAAGTTGATCATGACTTATCCACATGAGTGCATCAGTAACATTTTGAGTGCTGCGGGAGTTAAAACCAATTAAAGTTTAAACCAATATTAAATACATGTCGTCACCAATTCACAAACATGTTGTAAATTTCATCCATCATGTTTGGGGAAGCAAGGGTTATTTCCCAGGCCCACAACCAATTTCAATTGAGTACAAACATTTCCCGGTGCTCAAGGGTGGTGAATATGTTGTATGTGAGAAGACTGACGGTGAGAGACACATGTTAGTCGCTACAACATTTGAGGGTAAACCTGTGTGTATGTTGGTGAATCGTGCGTTTGATATGATTGAGGTAAAATTGAGACTCAATAAGAAAGTCCATGAGGGTACAATCTTGGACGGAGAACTCTACGACAATACACTCATGGTCTACGACGCTCTCCTTGTGTGTGGCGAACCTATCGGGCACCTAAACCTCTTTGGGAGACTCGCAGCAGCTGAAAACATGATGAAAGGTATCATCTATATGAAGTTTGACAAGTATCGTCTCAAAATGAAAACATTCCATTCCATGCGAGACTTTGATCACTTCATGTATCAATACCTTCCCACAGTTGAACAGAAAGTGGATGGTCTTGTATTCACACCTGTGAATGAACCAATGCGGATTGGAACCCACGAAACTATGTTCAAATGGAAGCCGTGTGAAAAGAATACGGTTGACTTCCACATGAAGAGGGGTGAGAGTTTTAAGGGTATTGGACAGAAAGGTGAACCAGTTTGGAAACTCTATGTTCAAGAGAAGGGAAAACTCTTTTTTGAAAGCGAGTTCCCACTCAGTCGTATGAATGAACCATGGTTTGAGGAGGGTGCTATCGTTGAATGTATGTACATCACATGGGAACCGGGACCCCTATGGTGGAAGCCGATCAAAAGGAGGAGAGACAAGACACATCCCAACAACCGTCGCACATTTTATAGAACTATAGTTAACATCAAGGAGAACATTCAGATGAAGGAGTTCTTAGATTGTAGACCAGAACATAGTGCCCCGCAGTCTCTGGAAGCTCAGCCTCGTTGACGAAATTATCATTTATGTAATACCATATGTCTTCATGTTTTACAAAACTCACATAGTGTCCATCTTGTTGTATTCCCAAATGAACCGCACTCGCTATGAGTTCATATTCGTATTTGTCAATAAGAATCTTTTCAATAACATTAATGTGACTTTTTCTATCAAATGAAATCATGAGAACTTGTGGAAGTTTTGAAAATACCATTCGGGTTGTCGCGACATTGTGAACCTTTCCCTCTGTATCTTCAAAATTTTCAACTACATTCCAATCGGCACTCTTTATAAGCATGTCGGCGAGGTCAGTTCCTTGAGAAGTCACAAGGTGGATACTAAAATCTTCTTGGGATTGGGTCTTTCCACCTGGCCAAATAGTTTCTTGTGTCTTCTTCCCGTAAAACCATTGCTTTATTTTGGGACACGATCTTTCCAAGATGTCTATGATACAGAGGATTGCTTCTTGGGTGTCGTGGGGTTCCTTATTCTCAAATCTTGGAAAGTGCACAAAGAATTGTTTTAGAAGAGGCCCGGGGTGAACGACACCATTTTCTTTGGAAATCCAATAAAACTGGACAAGTTTGGTGTACAATTGTGTAAACTCACATTCACCGTCGTACCCAATCTGTAAAAAATAATTTGAAAGAACTGGGATATGTAGGAGGCATTGTATAGCTGTGTTAAAGTAACAGGTATTTCCGAGGTTTAAAAAACCTCTCATTACAATTTCTGTACAAAAAACACTTAAGAAAATGGCGCATATGTTTAAATGTAAACAAACAATGCACGACATCAAAGCTATCGTTGAAAAGCTCCTCCCCGTGTTTGAAACACACAAGGAGGAGGAACACATTGAAGTTGAGATGCGTCTTGGTAAACATAATGGATCTTTCTTTGATACCAATGTGGGAAAGGACACATTTGAGAAGGTCTTAGAAGGTCTTCGCAAATATGGTGGCTGGGAGAGTACCGAAATGTCGGAACTTGATGTATACTACAGCGATGCTGATAATATTCGTCTCTCTGTCAGCAAGGACACTGGTGAAAATGGGAACATGATCCAGAAAATTAATGTTTTGAAGGAAGACTTCAATGGTACACCCCTTGATATGCGCTTCAGTGTATCTCGTGAGATCCCAAGTTGGGGTGAATATGATATGGATCGTGTTCGCACAAAAACTCGTCACTCATTTGTACGAAAGAACCTCAGTATTGATATGACGATCTCTTCGGGTGACAATGCCGATATGGACTCCGAAGAGGAATGTTCATATCAGATTGAGTTTGAAATTGTAAAACCCCAAGATGTTGGGACACGCGACGAGTTCTTCAACATAGTTCATAAGATTAATGATCTTTCTAAATTAATTCCTGTGTAATAAGTAAGATGATGCGTTTTGTAATCTTAGCCCTTTTGGCCTTCGCTCTCATATATGAAAAGAAGTCACAACCCCCCGAAGTCTTGGGTTCAAAGAATTTCCATCTCAGTGAGGGTATGTCCAAGCAGGTGTACCTTCTCATGCACAGGGAAGGTATGAGTCAAGAAAACCTCAAGAAGTTCGTTCAATTGGAGGATCGTTTTCTTCAAATTGAACGAAATTCGGTGTGTTCGGGTATTTCCTACATTGTTGAGGCGACAATCCTGTCAAACCTGATAAAGGATATGTTCCCAAATTATAACTTTGCGTATCACACAATTCACCTTAAGCAGGTAGCTGAACCAACTAAAACTGTGAACACACGAGTAACATGTTGAGAAGGTTCCACACAAGCATGTGATGCTTGGGGCTCTCAATTTTGTTGTAATTCTTCACGATGTGCATGATGAGTGCGTTATCATCTTCATCATGCAATTCCAA